GTGCTTCGTCTTCTTTGTCTGGGATGGCCTTTATGTTGATGTCGATCTCTTTATATCTCATCTATGATCCCTATGCATTTACAGTTGTGTTTTGTTGTGCCAGAACAATCCAACCAGTGGATTGATAGAGCATTGTCATTGTGTCACCCACATCGTCGAATGTGATGCTTGTGCCGTTTAAAAAACTTGCTGGAGTAACAGTAGCATTGCCGCCGTCTGTCTTCAATGTGATAATTTTAATCTGTCCTTCTGTGCCATTCGCTAATGAAAAGTTCTGGACTCCAGTTGTTATTAGTTGTGTTACTGTCTCTGTCAAACTTATGACCTCTGTGCTACCTGAGCCAGTAAGCGTTTGCACACCATTGATCAGTCCGTTAGCAGTCAAAGTGCCTGTGACATTTGTTGTGCCGTCAACAACCAAACCTTCATTTACGTTGATTGTGGACGAATCAGCGGCAGATAAACTTGTGCCATTGATTGTTATTCCGCCTGCAACAACGTTTCCTGAACCGTTGGCGCTGATTACTAGGTCTGCGTCAGAGGCATTCGTTGTGATTTCGTTGTCTTTGATCCTCACAAAGTCGATGTCTGACTGTCCTGTGATTGCAACGAATCCAACTGTGGTTAGATTTGCAGTTGTTAGGGTGCCTGAGAAGTTACCTGTGCCATCAACCACTAACCCTTCGTTGATATTGATTATAGACGAATCATCTGCTGATAGTGTTGTGCCAACCACCCTGATACCTGAAGCAACAACGGCTCCAGTACCACCCGGACTCAAATTGAGATCTGCGTTTGAACTAGTGGACACGACGTTATCATTTATTGTTATGCCGTCAAATGTACTAGAGCCAGTCGCTGTGAATCCAACGGCGTCTATCTGTCCTGAACTTGAAATGTCAGCGGTTTCTGTGTCGCCACCTGTCACAATCAAGCCACCAGTCGCTGTAACTTTGCCGGTTCCTGCTGTGCTTAAAACTAAGGCGTCGTTTGATCTGCTTGCCTTTATCTCGTTGTCAACTATAGTGACTCCTTCTATGTCGGCCTGTCCTGTGACAGTAAGTGTTCCATTAGTGGTCAATGCCGCTGTCGTAAGTGTACCTGAAAAATTTCCTGTTCCATCAACTACTAATGCTTCATTTATGTTGATTGCAGTTGAATCTGAACTATCTAGTGTAGTTCCGTTTACTCTTATAGCACCCAATAGTACATCACCTGTACCACTTGGTTGTATGCTTATGTCTGCGTTTGAACCATTTGAACTTATAACGTTTGTCGTCAAACTGTTTGCTGTTATATCAGTGGCTGTTACATTGCCGCTGAATATTGCGTTGCCGCCTTCGCTCATGTCTAACTGTAACGCAGTGATTGTAGCAGAAGAATCCAATCCTTTGAACAGTATGTCATTGTTGTCGCCCATCGACTTGATCACCAAGTCTGAAGTAACCCTGCTTATCCTACCAAATTCTGTGCCACCGTCCTGTAGTTTTACATCGGCGTTGTCCGCGTCAAGTATGATATCTCCGACTGCGTCAATTGTTAAATGGTTTGATGTTCTAATAGTTTTTGACATTTGCAGTATTTATGTTGTGAATGGGGGAGTGTAAAACTCCCCCAAAAAGCACGTATTTGTATTATCTAACGTCGATGTTCGCTTTGCCAGAATCCTGACCTTCGTCAGTGCCCTCTGCTTTAAGCGTGTACGGTTTAGAACCTGTTGTACCATCTGCTTGTACATAGTGTACTGTGTTATTAAAGAACTTACTTACGTAAGCGACTGTTGAGTCATCTAAAATAACTTGTACGCAGAATTGTCCTAAGCCACTTGCGTCGTCGTTTGCAAGTGAACCTGGAGCAACTGCTCTAAGTTGCATAACAACTTCAGTTGAATCTTCCAAGTGAATCTTGAATAAATTAGATCCTCTCTGTGATACAATGTAAGCCACTGTTGAATCAACTTTTGATCCACCGAATGGTCTGTAAGCCGTTACTGCAAGGTTACCAGATAATGTTGAAGCGTGTTCTGAACCTGTGTGAAATCCGGTTCCGCTCATTTTACTTGATTTAATTGGTCTTCCCATTTGTTTTCTCCTTTAAAGGAGTCCAATCCCAGTTCTCCTGGGTACGCGGTTGTATCCGCATAAGTCTTTCGCATAATGCAAAAGCACGTTTGAACTGTGTGTATTTATTATTACTTGAGATGTGTAAAGTGCAAAGAAAAAGGGTGATGTGATACAATCCATAAATTAATCACACCACCCTTGAGGTTTACGTATATTCTAGATTTTTATATTATTTTCTGTTGTAGATATGATATAAAATCCAAACTGCTACCAATCCGATCAAACCTTGATCTGAAAAGCCTTGCAGTACGCCCTGGACGTTCCCGATTACAGAAACGTTTGGCCAGAACGGAATACCTTGACCATTGAAAAGGATCTCTAAAACGATTCCTAATGCGATTAAACTTACACCGACATCAGCAATACCTTTTGCCCATCCTTTTATTTTGTTAAGATAATCCATGTTTGGACCTCCCTTTGTTGTTATGATTCTTGCGAATCGTAATTTTATTTAGGTACCTAGTATGAAAGTAAAGTTACCTTATTTGGTCTGCGGTTAGTATGACCGGTGAAAAAAAATGTTAACTACGCCGTTTTCTTGAAGGTCCAAACTTGATCTGGCCATTTTTTGGTTACACGTGTCATGCCAAGATCAAATAAAAAATTTTTTATATCTAACTTTGTTCTGCCATATCTTTCTCCTGATTTGTTTCCTTCGACCTGGATCCATGGTCTGTTTCTTAGAATTGTATCCTTCGCACCTTCTAGGACAGGAAGTTCATAACCTTCTGCATCAATTTTTATAATGTCAACGTTGTCAAACTGAAAAGAATCTAAAGTTTTTATTTCGATGTCTCCATTTTGACCACTTACGTGATATGTGCCTGAGTGGTCGGCACACTGCATTGACACACTGCCTTGCCGGTCTCCAAGAGCCATGTTATGTATTGTGCAATTTTGTAATTTGCCCACATTGTTCATTAACTTAGGTAAAATATCTTTGTTGGGCTCAAATATTTCCACGCTCGTGGCCTTGTCATGCCACCATATGCTCCATGGCCCCCACCATGCACCAATATCAATTATTTTCCTAATAGGGTTGTCTTTGACATAATGATAGAGTAGATCATAATTTCCGTTCTTATCCAGGAAGTCGTATTGCAACATACAATTATTTACAGGAATTTAAGTCATAAAAAAAGGGCGACCGGAGCCGCCCCTTTTCGAAATAAAAATAAACCTTGGCTTATTTGAATTTTAAGTTTGTTCCGCTGTTCATTCCTACTAATCCTACGTAGTCTGCCGCGTTACCTAGTGAAGATGCAGTGTTCGTTAATTCAACGTAACCGTATCTTGTTAGGAAACCAACAACTGGTTCGAATGTAGCCGGATCTAGTACAACACCAGAAGACATTAAAGGAATGTAAGGACAATAGAACGCTGGTGCGTCTGCCTCACTTGCTCCTTTGTAACCAACTAGTACGTCTGTACCGTCTGAAGCGTAAGCGTCAACGTATACTCTCATAGCGCCGTTTAATGTACCAACAAATTTAGTGTTAGTAGGTGCTTCGAAAGTACCTTCAGTTGTTCTTGCGAACGCTGAAGTTGATGCTGATTGAAGAACTGTAAGAGCAGTTGGAGAAACTACAGCGTAGTTTCCAGCACCCCTTCTTGTTCTTGTTGCGATTTGGTTAGCAACTCTGTTAATTAGAACAGCCAATGCCGCGTGTTCATCACCAACGAATGTTGCAGTACCTGACACAGCCGCTTGGTCAAAAGTCTCAGAAGCCGAACCGGCTAATGTTCTTAATGAACCAATTACTTCTTGATCGATCTCAGCAGTAATCTCTTGAGCTAACGCCGCCATGATTTCCGCTTCTACATCGATACCTTGCTGTGCTTGAGCATCTTGAGCCGCTTCAAAAGTCCATCTAGCACTTAATTTTCTAGATTTCGCTTCAACCGGTTGTTTCAAGATCTGGATTGATAATCTCTTACCAGGTGTACCCTCTAAAGAGGCAGTTGATGCACCTTTTGGAGTAGTGTTGTTCTGGTTACCAGAGTATGCTTTCGCAATTTTGAATGGAGATAATGCTTCTTCACCTGCAGTCGTGTTTGACGCAACTGTGTCTGCATATCTTATTCTTAGTGTGTGGATCTGACCAACTGGACCAGTCATTGGTTGTACACCAACGATCTCGTTCGCAATAACAGTAGGCATTACCCTTCTGATTACTGGTAGGATCACTCTGTTTAACGTAGCAACGTTACCTGCAGATGTGGCACCAGCAGTAGATTGCTCTGCTAAGTATCTTTTAGTGTTTTCTAACACTACATCCATAGTTTTTTTCTTGTTGCCTGCTAAACCTTCTGTAAGAGCGGCTTTAGTTTCGCCCCATTTTGATTCAAATATATCTGACATTTGTAATCTTCCTTTAGTTTAGTTGTTATATACCCGCTAATTTACGGATATTTGTTAAGTCAGCATCTTCCCTTTGTGCTCTGTCGCCGCCGGACTCGGAAAGCACTTTCGCACCCTCTCTTGTCACAGCCTTGTCAGCCATCACGTGTGGTAGATACTTGTTGAACGAAGCCTCAAGTTTCGCTGTTGAAACTGATTCCAACAGTTGACTCATTACTTCACTCTTGTCTTTGCCCAATGGTTTGAGCATCTCAGCCATCTTTTCCTTACGTTCCATCAAGTCAGCCTGTCTTTTGGACTCGGCTTCTTTCGACTCAATCACCGCTTGTTTCTCTTCGATAGCCTTCTCCGCGTCTTTTAACTTCATTGTAGTTTCATCCACAACTTTCATTAACTTCGAAGTCTCAGATTTCTCATTTAAGTAAGAATTCTGGTACTCTGAAGCAAACGCTTCGAATATTTTCTTGCCGAAGTTGACAGTTCTCGCCGCTGTGATGTCTTCCTTAAGAGATTTTAA